CACGATGGCGAGTGTGGGGCGGTTCATCGCTGAGTTTCGGAAGTGGAAGTTGAAGGCTGAGGACATCTATGCGGATGTGGGTGGGATGGGGGTGGTGATGTGTGATGCGCACCGGGCGGAGGGGTGGGATGTGAGGCGGGTGAATTTTGGGGAGCGGGCGATTCGGGATGATCAGTTTGTGAATCGGTCGGCGGAGATGTGGATTGAGTTTGGGCGGATGGTGGAGGAGGGGCGTGTGAATTTGGGGCCTGTGGGGAATGACGAGGTTCTGTTGCAGCAGTTGGTGACTCGGAAGGTGCGGACGAATGGGAAGGGGAAGCTGACCCTCGAAGGAAAAGACGAACTCCGGGCGAGGGGGATCAACAGTCCGGATCGTGCGGATGCGTTGGTGCTGGCGTTTTGTGGTGGGGGTGGGAAGCGGATGGATGAGTATTTGAAGGCAGTGGGTGAGGATGGGAGGAGTCTGTTGGAGCGGATGGAGGATGAGATTGGCCCACTTGAGGTGGAGGGGGTTGCGCTTGCTGGATGTGAGGTCGGGGGGTAGGAAGGGGTGAAGGATTTATGATGACCGAAAAGGGGCGGAATGATTTGCAGGGGCAGATACTGACGAGTATCGAGCAGCGGAGTCCTTGGGAGTTGCGGCAGACTCGGTGGTATGAGTTGCGGCATCATGGGATTCGGCGGGCGAACAAGCCGTGGCCGAAGGCTGCGGACCTGCATTGGCCGTTGATTGACACGGCGATTGAGAAGCTGAAGCCGCTATTCCTGCAGCAGGCGTTGGGGATGGATGTTGTGGCCAGCTTTGTCCCGATGAGGCAGCAGTTGAATGCGTACACGAAGGTCGCGGAGGACTGGTTCAACTACAAGATTCGGGAGAAGACGAACTTTGTGGATGAGGTGTTGAGCTGGGTGGATTACACGCTGATGAGTGGGCGTGGGGTGATGAAGTGTTTCTGGAATCCTGGGGACAAGCGGGTGGGGTTTGAGGCGGTGGATCCGATGTATTTCGTGGTGCCGGCGTACACGGTGGATTTGCAGGATGCGGACTGGGCGGTGCATGTGATGCCGATGAGTGTGGGTGCGTACAAGCGCATGGCTGGCCAGTTCCGTTGGAAGGCGGATTCGAAGACGATCCAACGGATCCGTGGGAACCCGCAGGAGGATGACAACATCCCGGGGGCGGCATCTGAGAATGATGCGAAGCAACTTCGTGAGGGTATTACTTACACGAGCAATACGGATGGTGTGATTGTTTGGGAGGTGTATCGGAAGACGGATGCTGGGAAGTGGGAGGTGTATCTTTACAGTCCTGCGGCTGTTGATCTGGATCTGCGGGATCCGATGGAGTTGCCGTATGACCATGGGCAATGTCCGTTCGTGGATTTCCCGTATGAGATCAAGGACAAGGGGTGGTTTAGTCCGAGGGGTGTGTGTGAGATTCTGGCTCCGTTCGAGCTGAGCATGACCTCGATGTGGAACCACAAGCATGATGCGATGACGCTCTACAATCGTCCGTTGTTCCGGGCGGAGCGGGAGTTGCCGAACAGCATCAATCTGCGGTTCCAGCCGGGACAGATTTTGCCCTATGGGGTGGCTCCGGTGCAGATGCCGCAGCCGCCGGTGAGTTTCGATCAGGAGTTGAATCAGACGCGGGCTGTCGCGGAGAACCGGATTGGGAGTCCGGATTACACGATGGGCTCGATCATGAGTGGTGGGAGTGATCGGCGCACGGCGACGGAGATTCAGAGCATCAATGCGCAGGCGATGCAGAGTGGGGATTTGCGGGCGCGTCTGTTTCGGATGGCGTTGGGCAAGTTGTATCGTCAGGCGTGGGCGTTGTATGTGCAGTACGACAGCAAGAGCTTGCGCTACCGGTTTGCGGAGGATTCGTTGGAAGCGGATCCGGTGGCTCTCCATGACCAGTACGAGTTGGAGCCGAAGGGTGGCATGGATATGGTGAGTCGGCAGATGATGGTTCAGCAGGCCATCAATCGGAAGCAGTTGTTCATGAACAGTCCCTGGGTGGATCAGGTGGAGTTGGACAAGAGCATCATGGAGTTGGACGATCCGAGTTTGGTGAAGCGGCTGCTTCGGGATCCTGGGCAGAAGCAGGTGGACGAGTTGGAGGACGAGGCGAAGACGATCCCGACCTTGCTCGTGGGTGTGCCTGTGCCGGCGAAGCCTGGGCAGAATTATGCGGGTCGGATCGGGGTGTTGATGCAGTATCTGAATGGTGCGATGCAGCAGGGTCAGCAATTGAGCCCTGTGGCGCGGAATGCGTTCATGAGCCGGCTCGACTCGCTTCTCCAGGCTTACGAGCAGGTGGCGACGAATGAGGCTCGGAAGCTGCGGAAAGAGATCCAGAAGTTCTTTGAGAGTACGGGGATGCTTGCCCCTCAACAGCAGGCTCCGATGCCGGCTCCTGCTCCTGTTCAATGACCTGTAATCAATGTCGTTATCGTGCTGTGGATGGAACCTGTCGGAGGTATCCGCCGAGCAGCAGACCCACTTGCTGGCCTACCGTCCATGACATGGACTGGTGCGGCGAGTTCCAAGCCATGAATCCTACTCCTCCTCCTCCGCCGCCGCCGGTTCCGATCAAGGTTCAGATTCCTGAGCCTGTGGTTACCTCGGTGTCGATGATGCAGCAGCTCGATGAGGGTGTTGCGCCGAAGGTGAAGTTCCAGAAGGCGAGGAACAATGGGAGTCTGAAGGAGATACAGGAATCTCCGTTATTTGGAGAATGAGATATGGCTGAGTACCAGGGCAAGAAGGTGACATTGAACAAGCCGTTCTACACGCCGGGCGAGGCGAAGAAGAAGGCTGTGTATGTCAGGAACCCGAAGGGCACGGTCATCAAGGTACGCTTCGGTGATCCGAAGATGGAGATCAAGAAGGATGATCCGGGGCGGAGGAAGAATTTCCGGGCGCGGCATAATTGTGATACGGCGACGGACAAGACCACGCCGAGGCATTGGTCGTGCAAGGCTTGGTAACCACATGAAGAAAAAATCGAAGTTCAGCAAGTTGGCCACGCAGCTCAAGAAAGAGGGGGCGGATGATCCGAAGGCTCTGGCCGCTTGGATCGGGCGCAAGAAGCTCGGGGCTGCGGAGTTCATGCGTCGCGCTGCTGCCGGTCGGAAGAAGGCCGCGAAATGATCAGCCTGATTGGCCGACTGCGAGCGGCTTGGACATTTGGTCGTCATCAGAAGTGGGTGGACCCGCTTCCGTGGGGCAAGGAGGAGGCGATGGCATTGAACGCATTCCTCAGGTCTGATGTGGGCAAGAAGTTCAAGGACGCCCTGTTGAACACGGTTCTCATGCAGAACGCTTCTGCGATGACGGACCGAAACCATTTGCAATACTCGGCTGGGTTTGCAATGGGTCAGGCCAGTCTTGTGAAGGTCATCGAGGTGATGGCCGACCAGGAATCAATTACGGGACAGGATACTGATCCGGATTCTGTCACGAACACATAGGATCAAAGTTGCGGTTGTTGGTCTGTGCGGGCCAGCAAACGAGTGATAGCACAATGTCAGACGAAACTCAGAACACAGCGATGGATGCCAATGCGATGCTCGCACTGGCCAACGACTTCGATGCTGGTGTCGATGTTGACAATCGGAGTACGGAGCAGCCCGAAACCAAACAGGAGACTGCTTCATCCGAGAAGGAAGCCACTGAAGTGGTGACCGCCGGCAAAGAGGAAGGAAAGGCTCAGGAGGTCGAGAGTAAGCAGGAGCAGAAGTCGAAAAAGCCGGATGGCGGGAGCAAGTTCGCCCAGGAGCAACAGCGTAAGGCAAAGACCTGGGAGCAGATCAACGCCGAGAAGGAGGCCCTCAAGGCTGAGCGCGAGGCGGTGAAGCGGGAGCGGGAGGAATGGTCGAGGCAGAGGGAGCAATCCCAGAAGGCTGAGGCTGGTTCCTATCGGGATGACAAGGGCTACACGGCTGAGGACTACGAGGCTGCGGCCAAGGAGTTCGATGCCGATGGCGATACCCAGTTGGCCAAGGCTGCGCGAGCCAAGGCCGAGGGGGTTCGCAAGTCCGCATCCGAGCAGGCGCAGAAGGTTCAGCAGGAGCGCATGTCGAAGCAGTGGGCTGACAACTACAACCGATTGGCCGACAAGGAGCCGTGGTTGAAGGATCAGTCGAGTGCCGAGTACAAGCGCACGGTTGAGATCCTCCAGCGTGTGCCGTTCCTTGCTGGCATGCCGGATGGACTTGTCCATGCGGTTGAACTGATGAAGTTGCAGGATGCCGCCGGCAGATCGCAGTCCCTTGAGAGCGAGAACAAAGCACTCAAGGAACAGTTGGAAAAGCTCCAGCAGAAGACCGCCATTGGGAAGAGCATTCCGGCAGGACAACTCAAGACCGAGGAGAAGGATTTCTCGCGGTTATCCCTCAAGGAGCAGAGGGAGGCGCTCATGCGAGCGTCGAGGGAGTTCGACCGGGAAGCGGCCTGATAGCACAACCACAACTACAATATGCCAGTCACGACCTCAACTACACTCACCAACCAGTTCCAGACGTACTTCAGCAGGGAGCTGCTTACTCTGGTTCAGCAGGAGACGATCCTCGATCAGTTCGCCATGAAAAACCCGATTCCCAAGAATCAGGGTTATGCTGGTGCGAGCCAGAAATTGGCCATGTTTCGATTCGGGCCTCCGAGCATCAGCGGTGTCCAGTCTCTGACCGAGGGTACGGCCATCGCCTCGGCCAACTACCGCGCTCTCGCGCTCAACAAGCTCGAAAAGGGTCTTACTCAGT